TAGAACGAATGTACCGTAGCCTACGATTTCAACAATGTCGTTAACTGTAGTTCCACTTGCAAATACTACTGAGGTTCCTGACGTAGCGATTACGTCTGTGCCGACCAACTGCTTCACGCCGTTCAAAAATATGTCTACATATCCAGCGTCATATGTGGCAGCAAATACTGTCTGACCCGCAGTAGCTGTATAGCTGTAGCGGTTTGTTGTGCCGTTGACTGATGAACCCGCATTCGTCCAACCGTTAGCGGAGTATACTTTCATAGCACCCGCTGTAGTATCAAAATACAATGCGCCTACAATCAGGGCATCACCGTCATTGTCCACAGTGGGAGCCGAAGACTTAGCACCTAAGTAACGGGCATCAAAGCTATCAAATGAAGCCGCCGCAGAAGTAGCTGAACTTGCAGCCGCCGTTGCGGAGTTAGCTGCGTTTGTTTCGCTAGTAGCAGCATTTGATTCTGAGGTTGCTGCGTTAGAAGCTGAAGTCGCTGCTACCGTGGCTGATCCAAGGATATTGTCCACATAGGTCTTTGTTGTAGCATCTGTACCCGCTGTAGGAGTACCCAAGCCAGTGATCTTGTTAGACCCCATAGCCAGAGCGCCAGACATGGTATCGCCTGTTTTAGCTACACGGGTATCACGTTGCGTGTCTGTATATACTTTTGTAGCTACATCCTGTGCGCTTGTAGGATCACCTACGCCAGTAATCTTATTGGTGGACATGGCGATAGCGCCTGTCATCGTGCCACCAGCCTTTGGTAGCTTAGTCGCAATAGAGTTAGTTACCGTAGTGCTGAAGTCATCATCATCATTCAGGGCATCTGCTAGTTCGCCAAGGGTATTAAGCCCTGCACCAGCATCACCAATCAGAGTAGAGATTTCATCATCCACATACTTTTTAGTAGCGGCATCTAAGTCATTTGTCGGAGCAGTAAGGTTCTGAATAGTAGCAGATGTTCCTGCATTCATATTCAAAGTGCCGTCGATGGTCACGTTGTTAAATGAGGACGAGCCTGTTGAAGTTACGTTACCAGTTAAATTACCAGTGACATTCCCTGTTACATTACCGCCCGACAGGTTACCCGTGACATTACCCGTCACGTTGCCAGTTAGTGCGCCAGTTATCCCACCAGAAGCAGACAGAGTAGTAAAAGCACCGCTAGAAGTTGTGTTAGCGCCAATAGAAGCACCGTCAATTGAGCCACCGTTAATATCAACTGTTGCCAGAGTAGCTTGACCTGAAGTCGATACGGTTGTGAACGCTCCTGTGGATTGTACCGCAGCCCCGATTGCTGTGCCATCGATGTTACCGCCGTTGATATCAACAGTTGCTAGAGTAGCCTGACCAGAAGCACCTAGAGTAGTAAAAGCGCCTGTGCTTGGAGTAGATGCACCAATAGTGGCCCCATCAACTGTACCGCCGTTTATGTCGGCTGTGGCAGCTACAAGGCTGGTGTTTGCATTCAGCGTAGTGAATGTACCAGCGGCTGGGGTAGTAGTACCGATAGTAGTGCTATCAATAGCACCAGAGTTTAAATCGATAGATGTAATTGTTGTTGTGCCAGTGGCTGCTAGATTAACCAGCGTAGTATCGCCAGTTACACCAAGCGTAGAACCAAGAGCCGTTGCTCCTGTGATATTTAGAGTACCACCAGCGGCTACGTTACCAGAGGCTGAAATACCCCCGCTAAGAAACAAATCCTGAAAACGGTTGCTGTTATCGCCTAAGTCCACGGTATCAGTGGTTGCGGGTAGGATAGCTGTACCAGAATTTACCTGTACCAGTTCACGCCATACGGCTGCACCAGTGCTGTTTCCTACACAAATGTATACACGCCCAGTAGTAGTGTTTTCCCACAAAGAACCCGGAGCATAGCCTTCTGAGTTATCATTGGTTACGATAGGCGTGGTTGTGGCATCCAGTTTATTCTTACCACCTATACCGCCGTGTACGGCTGGCAGGTAACCAGACACAGAAGTAGTTAGATTAATTTTAGGTGAATTACCTGTAGAGCCATCGTGTGAATGGCCTGAAGTAGCATTAAATGCAGCCGCTACTTGGTTAAACTCTGAGTTTAGCGGGGGTGCAGTAATAGGTGATCCGTTAATAATCGAACCAGTAGACTGCCTTGTGTAACCTGCCATCTGTTATCTTCTCCCTGCCGTTGTAAATTCAAAGACCATTCCTTGGATAGAAAACGGTTCTGTCTGGCCCACAGTCACAAAAGTAGCCTGTGCAGAGAAACCTGATCCTTGAATATCGCTGGTCATAATCGGCTTTGATGAGCCGCCATAAAGTACGTTGGTTGCGTTATAACTTATGTTCCTACCGCCGTATCGGGTAGGAGCGCCTGTAGATGATTGTGAGTAAGTTGCAGGGGTTGGTGTTGCACCATCACCCCAATCATATGTCATGGACAGAAGCATCTCAAACGGGCCTTCGCCACGAATGAAGGTATTAATCTTACGCATGACTTTGCGCTGCTCTGTCTCTCCGAAATCTAAATATGGAGTGGCATATATCGATACTATATCGCCGCCATTAAAGCTTGTGCCGTGTTCTTGCTTGTAGACTTTGCCATCATAATCTGCGTGAAGAATTAACTCAGATGTACCTATATATCCGCTGGTACAGCATGATGCCCTAATACCTAACAGTTCACCAAATTCCCAGCCTATAGACCCTGAGTTATTTGTAAGGCCACCAATGATACCAATGCTGTCGGATGCGTCTTTTGATGTATCACCAATGAAGTAACGTATCTGGGATTTAGATCTGATAACAACGCCGTTAAGCGTATCCATATCCTCGTTAGCAATGATATCTACGAGGGTTGCTTGGATTGGTTTACTGACAGTTTCAAGTTCAACGTCACCAATTCTAGATGTACCAGCCACAGGCCTGAATCCGTCTGGTGCAAGGAACATAAGATCCCCGCCGATTTCAAGTACACTGTCACGGGCAACACAGCCCACGTTTGCAGTAACCTGATCTAAGGCGAAGTTATTAGAGGTATCGACCTTAATCTTCTTAATAGAGTTATCACCAAAGACGAATAGGTCATCACGAAACGGTTTGATTTGGACAACATCAAAGCCAGCCGCTATCTGACCGCCACCCGCCGCTACCGTCCATGTATATCCATCATTAGGTGCGCTATGGGCTACTGCCGCTCTGGTAGCTTCATGCCCTGATAAAAATATATGGTTCTCAAATACGTCTACTAAAGCAGGGGCGTTCAGCGCCTGATCTCCACCAGCCGTATTGTTAGCTGCATCGTAGCCACCCGCATGAGAAGACTTAATCTCTTTCCAATTAGCACCATTAAATACGATGGCAGGATTAACTCCGTCAGCAAATATAATATGATTGCCTGTTCCAAAGTTAAATACGGCATGACGTAGTTTGCTTACCGTAAGCCCGTTAAGGGTCATTGGTCTGGTAACGGAATGGTCTAGAGTAAACTTACGCCAGCCAATGTAGGCAGTGTAGTAATAGAAGCTATAATCTGTGCCGCCAGCATCTTGCCGTGCTGCAATAATTTTAGTGGAATTAGTTACATCATCTTTAAAAATAGCTAGGCCAAGCACTTTACCCTGACCTGTTGTCTGACCTGCTACGGTTACTTCTCCGTAGTTGCTATCAAAATCATCATAACCCTCAATACGTCGATAGCCGCCAAACAATGACGGCTCATAGTTAACTAATCTGGTAGCAGCGCCCGGACTGTTGTCCGATAAGTCTAAGTGATTTTCATTACTATTTAGACCGCCGCTACAGATTACTTTTAATGACTGTATCTGATCTGGCATTAATATCTAATCCGCGTATCGCGTATATATACTTCGTTATTGATGTAGAGGGTCTGTAGGTCTTTGATGCCCTTCTCAAAGGCTGCAAACGCAGCCTGAGCAGCCTCTAGATTATCCTTGAACATATTCATGTGGTACAGCGCACCATCGATCAAAACGGTGTCGTAGCTCTCTGGTATACGGGTGACATCAGTTGCATTTGTGATGTCCGAATAATTCATAAAGTATCTGAATTTCAGAGTGTACGCTTTGTTAGGTGATGGGCTAACCCCATATCCGTTACCGTGGCCCTGAAATACAAAGTCAGGAATGTTTCGTCCTGAAGATCCAGCGGCATAATCATCATCCCGATAAGAAGAATACCACTCATCAGTATCGATTACCTTTAGAGCTTTAAAGCTAGAGCCAAGGCTACTATCTTCTTGGATTTGGAAGCTGTTCCAGTCAGCTACTTTGTAGTACTGAGGCCAAGTATATTCTTCCTGACCTACTACTAACGTCTGAGTATGCTCTGCCGCATTAAAAGGCCAACCAAACTCAGCCTGATTGATTTTTGCAACCGCAGCTTTAACCGCATCCTTAACAAGCGCCTGAACGCCACGTACCGACCCGAAGTCGGCCTCAGCAATCTCCACCTCATTTAAACGACGAAGAGTCTGGTTACATAGATCAATATAAGTAGTTGGCATGAAACACCCTCAATGGAGTGAGGGGCCAGTATATGACCAGCCCCTCAGTAGTCTTATGCGAGGTTGTAGTTCGCTGTGAACAACGCTTCTGGGCGAAGAATCTTTCTACCGTAGAGACTCATGCCGCGCACGATGTCTGCAAAGGTAGTAGGCGAACGGAAAGTCTCAGTCTTAGCAATCTGTTGAGCCGTAGCTACCGCAGATGCGTGACCAGCAACCATCACACCGAAGTTGGTTTCAGAACCCGCAGTCGCGGCTGTTCCTGCACCCGTACCTAAGTATGGAAGGTTGTTAGACTTGTAGATTGAGAACCCACGAAGTGTTCCGGGCAAGCGTCCGTTACGCAACTCATCGCCGCCACCGAAGTCAGCGTTAATAAGCTTACTAGATTCATCCATCAGTACTTCTGCAAATACCGGATCGATTACTACCCACCGTCCATCGGTGTCTACATTAGCCTGATCCATCTGCCGTGCGATACGGTTTAAGATTGCTAATGGAGAAGTGATACCACCAGCGCCACCGCCAGCGGCGATTGGGATAGAAGTAACTTCACCCGTGCCACCAATATCGCTGCCACCAAATGTTGTGATATCCAGCTTGTTAGCAGCCAACATTTCATCATTGCCAGCGTTAGTATCGGCTTTAGTACCGTTAATATCGCCAGATGCTGAACGGCGCGCCCATGAGGATGGTGTCTTCCAACCTGCTAGGTAGCCAAGTACTTCTGCGTCAAATGTATCACGCAGTTTGTATCCAGCACGGTCACTTGCGAGATCACCGAATGAGACATGCGAGTGTGCCTCTTCGATATCGTCGATAGCGAACTGGAAGTAGTTGGCTTGATCAACAACCATAGTGAAGTCAGCGTCAGTCAAGTCTTGTGTCGCCAGTTGAGTACCACGCTCATATGTCGTGATAGTGATATCGGGTTCTTTGATAATCTTTACAGAGTCACCGAAGTTAGCGATCTCTCCAGCGTAGTCAGTGTTAGTTACTGACTCTACTACAGACGCCTTGCGTAGCGCCTTCTGGACCTTTTTTGAGTAGATTACTGGGCTGAAATTGCCCGAATTAAGGTTAGTATAACCTGATGCCTGTGGAAATGCCATTGCTTTTAAATCCTTGTATGAAATGGCTTAAAATAAACTTCTAGGCACACGTAATTGTGTGATTAATAAAATGATTAAATAATTCTAGAAGCAGCTAGATCAGACAATTAAACAACAGTGTCAGCTTGATTAGAGTGTCGCTAATAGCGGGTCTAACGCACTGGTGGACTTTGTATCTATTATCTGGGAGGGAGATGCGGGGTATACTACTAAGAGTGTCCTACATCTATGAAATCAATGGTTTCATTATAACACATTGATGTAACTAATACAATAGTTAATTACTATGGTACTGCACCCCCAAGGGCGCAGCCGTAGGCTATAGTTAAGTGGCTTAGTTGTCAACCCAAGCCTACGGCTTTTTTTATCTGGCAGCGCCAGAAATGTCGTATGCGAATGTTCCAGAGGAGATAGACGCATTAATAGCTTCTTCATTGGCCTCGTACTCGCGGTCAGACATT